GTATAATTCAAAAAAATCGTAATTTTGTGGTATCTTTTAACATATTATAAAATGGAAAAAACTTTAAATTTTATACAAAAAGCTAAAAAAATATATGGTGATAGGTTTGATTATAGTAATACTGTTTATGTAAATAGTAGAACTAAAGTTGAAATAATATGTAAAAAACATGAAAGTTTTTTACAATTACCTTTAAACCATTTGAGACAAAATTGCCCTAATTGTAATAAAGAGAAAAGGTCAATAGCAACTAAAAATTCATTTGAAGATTTTAAAAAACATTTAAGTAAAGAGCATTTAGAAAAATATGATTACAGTAAAACAGAAAGTTTTGGTTTTAAAGATATTGTTACCATAACTTGTCCTATTCATGGAGATTTTAAACAAAAAATAAAAAATCATATAGAATCTAAAGGATGTTATCAGTGTGGAAGAGATTCACATTTTAAGACAACAACAAAATCTCTAAAAGAAAATTTAAAAAATATTAACCTTAAGAGTAATATAAAAATTTTAACTGAATTAGATAAAAAAGTATCTAATAAATCAAAAATAAAATGTGAATGTATTTTTCATGGCATATTTTATCAAACATTAGTTTTACTTAAAAGGGGCACATTTTGTGCAAAATGTTCAAAAATTGGTTATTCAAGAACTGAATTTTTAAATTTTTGTAAAAATAAAAAAATTAAAGAGGTTACATTTTATATAATTGAAATTTATGATACTAATGAAAGATTCTTAAAATTAGGTATAACAACTAAAACTGTACAAGAAAGATTTAGAAAATTAAATCTATCAGGTTATAGTTACAAGATTTTACATGTACTTAAGAGCAAACCTTTAAAAATTTGGAATCTTGAAAAGGAATTAAAAAAATTAAATTATGAAAATTACTATAAACCTTTAAGAATTTTTCCTGGTTATACTGAATGTTTTAAAAAAATAGATTATTATGACTTTTGAAGAAATGAAAAATCTTAGTGAAGAAGAACAAGCTAAGTTAATAAAAAAATTAAAACAGGGTAGAAATAAAGCAAAAACTGTAAATTTCTCTGGAGTTTATGGAGCTGGACCAGCTACAATAGCAAAAAATACAGGAATGAGCCTTAAAGAAGCTAGAGATTTGCATAAAATCTATTGGGAAAGAAATAAAGCTGTAAAATTAGTTTCTGAAAGTTTAAGAGTAAAAATCATTTTTAAAAATGGAAATATTGAAAACTTTAAGATAGCTGATTTAATGAATATTCCTAGAGAATACCAAAGAGATTTTAATAATGATGTAGAATCTATGTGGTTGTTTAACCCTGTATCTAAACTTTATCTACCATTTAGAAAAATAAAAGATGCATTTAGTACTTGTAATCAAAGTACGGGTGTATTTTTATTTGATAATTGGATTAGAGAAGTAAGAAAAAGAGGTATTAAAGTTTCACTTCAATATCATGATGAGATTTTGTTTTATCTAAATCCTGAAGATAAAGATAAGATTTCCAAAATACTTATAGAATCTATGGAGGTCATAAATAAAAATATCAAATTAAATGTACCTTTAGGATGTTCAATAGATTATGGTAAAGATTATGCAGAAGTTCATTAAATAAAATTTAAAAATTTGAAAGAATTAATATTAACAATAGTAAATATTTTTGCTTTTATTACTGCTATGCAAGTTGTATTGTATATTGTAGCAATATTAGCAAGAATATTTTCTAGTAATAAAAATAAAAAATAATGGAAACAATAGTAAAATTAGCAATTTATGGAGGTTTAATTTATTCACTAGCTGTAGTAATGAAATCTTCAATAAAAGAGTTAAAAGTTCAAGCAAAAAGGAATAAGATATTTTAACATTTTAAAACTTAAATAAAATGAAAATTGTAGGTGAATTTCTCTTCTGGATTGTTATCTTTGCAATATTAATTGTATTAGTAACAGTAGCAGAAATTTTATTAAAAACAGTAGGTTGGTTAATTCTTCCTATATATGTTTTTTATTTGTATTTAAAACAAAATAAACATGGCTGAAGATAAAAATAAGACAGCAATTCAAAATAAATTATTAGAAACAATTCCTAGTAATCCTCATGGATTATTACTAATTTCTCCTAGATTTGGGAAAACTTCTCTGACAATAAAAATTATAAAAAGAGATAATCCTAAAAAAATATTGTGGGTTACTCCTAATACAAAGCTCAGAGATGAGGATATTCCTAATGAATTTAGACTTTGGGATGCTGAGGAGTTTTTAGAAAAAACAGACATAATTTGCTATAGTTCTATGGCTAAATTGGAGGGAGAATATGATTTGGTAGTTCTTGATGAATACCAAAATGTAACTTCTGATAATTGTAGACCATTTTTTAATGGAAAAATAAAATATAAAAATATTTTAGGACTAAGTGGAACACATCCTAAACACGAGGAAAAAAGATTAATTTTTGAAAAATTAAATCTAATAGTTAAAGCTAGGTATGGAATAAATGAAGCTGTAGATGATAATGTAATTGCTCCATATGAAATTACTTGTATAGGAGTTCCATTAAATATGATTGATAAAAATGTGAAAGCTGGAAATGATAAGGTAACTTTTTATCAAACTGAAGAAAATGCCTACAATTATCATTGTAGAGCTATAGAGGAGAAAAAAATGTCTATGGGACAAGCTCCTATGTATATGTTTTTAAATAGAATGAAATTCATTCATAATGTAAAATCTAAGATTGATGCAGCCAAAAAGTATATAGATGGCTTACAAGGTAGAAAATTAGTTTTTTCTAGTTCTATTGAAAATAGTGAGAAGATTTCTAAAAATACTTACAATTCTAAAACAAATGATGAAAATTTAAATAAATTTATAAATGGAGAACTAGATATTTTATCTTGTGTTAATGCAGGAGGAACAGGTTTTACTTTTAAAAATGTAGACCATATTGTTATTGTACAGGTAGATTCTAATCAAAAAGGAAATACTGTACAAAAGATTGCTAGAGGACTAGTATATCAAGGAAAGGATTACATTTCTCAAATTCATATTTTTTATTGTAAAGACACAGTAGATAAATATTGGGTTGAGAAATCTTTAGAAGAGTTTGACAAAAGCAAAATAAAATGGCTGGAATTATAGATAAAATCCCTAATTTAAATTCTCAAATTAGGGATATTTTAGTAGAAAACAATATAAATCTAGAAGATGGCATAAGTTATTTGATTTGTATAAATTATGGATTAAAACCATCTTTTGTCCCTGTAGATTTAGAAAGGAAAATATTAGCAGTAGGTATTTTAAATAAAGACTTATCAACTAATACTATTTGTTGGAAAGTTCCTTTATTTGGAGAACAAACTACAAATTTTGAGTGGGTTTCAGAATGGATGGATTTATTTAAAAAAGTAAATCCTGGCAGAAGAGGTACAAAAACTGATGTACTGAGAAGAATGAAAAAATTCTTTGCTAATTTTCCTGATATTAGGAAAGATGAAGTTTTTTCTGCCACTTATAGATATATTCAGTCTGTAAATGACCCACAATATATCAAAAAATCTCACAAATTTATTTTTGAGCAAGATGGTTCATCAATGCTAAAAGATTATGTAGATGAGATTAGAAGGCTTGAAGATGGTAATGAATCTGAACTAATTTAAAATGGATAAATTTGGAGAAATATACCAGGAAATCCTACGCAATAAGGATAATCATGATGCTGGTTATTATAATTGTATTCCTTTTACTGGGCTTGATAGGTTAGAACATTTCATACCTGGAATTGAAAAAGGAACATATTATCTTATAACTGCTAACTCAGGAATAGGTAAGAGTAAATTAGCTAGATATTTATTCTTGCATCAACCTTTTGAATTTGTAAAAAATAATCCTGATAGTAATATCAAAGTAGATATTTTATATTTTACACTAGAAGAGAGTAAAAAGAAAATTATTCTTTCAGAAGTATCTAAATATCTATACACTAATCATGATATTATTGCTTCAGTGAAGGATTTACAATCAATAGGTAGATACAATACTTTATCTAGAGATATTATTGAAAAAGTGGGAGAAGCAGAAAATTATGTAAATGATTTTTTAAAGTCTATACACTTAATTGATAATATCAGAAATCCTACTGGGATTTATAAATATGTTAGAGATTTTGCTTTAGAAATTGGAACATATTATGATAAACAGTGTAGACCTTTTACACCTGATATGCTTATGGATGTAAAATTAGGTAAAGGAGACACTTTTAAAAAAGTAGACCATTACAAAACACACCATCCTAATCACTATGTAATTGTAATTGTGGACCATATATCCCTTCTAGATTCAGAAAAATATAATGATAAATTTTTGAGTACTATGGAAACTATGGAGCTTTATTCTAAAAAATACTGCCTCCATATGAGAGATAAATTTGGTTTTATTCCTGTAAATGTACAACAACAGGCTGCAGACCAAGAAAAAGTACAATATGATTACAGAGGTGTATCTGTAGATAAGAAATTAGAACCTAGTTTAGCAGGTTTAGGGGACTCAAAGAAAATAGCTAGAGATGTAAATATTGCATTTGGGTTATTTTCTCCTGATAGATATTCTATTGAAAAATGTTATGGGTATGAAATTAACAAACTAAAAGATAATTTTAGATTACTCACTATCCTAAAAGATAGAGATGGACCATCTAATAATAAAGTTCCTCTATTTTTTAATGGAGCAGTGGAATTTTTTAAAGAATTACCTAAACCTGATGATGCAGTAGGAATGACCAAGGTTTATAAATATCTACAAGAAATAAGAAACAAAAAATAAGTAATATGTCAAATTCAATTATGGTCTTGGGTAACTCAGGACAAGGAAAAAGTACTTCTTATCTGCCTAATGCAGAAATTGGTATTGAGGGATTAGACCCTAAAGAGACATTCCTAATTAATGTTAGGAATAAACCTCTACCAGCTAGAGGGTGGAGTAATATGTATAAATTACACCATCCTAAAGAAAATCCTGATGGTAATATGATTTGCACTGCAAATTATGAGACTATCAAAGCTTATTTGCAAAATATTCCTAAAAAAATGCCTCATATTAAAAATATTTTAATTGATGATGCAAATTATTTAATGTCAGGAGAATTTATGCAGAAAAGTAATGAAGCAGGATTTCAGAAATACACTGTAATGGCTAAAAATTTCTATGAAATAATAGATTTAGGTACAGCTCTACCTGATAATATTAATTTTATAGTAATAGCACATACAGAGGTTACAGATGGAACTTATGGTATTAAAACTATTGGAAAACTTTTAAGTGAAAAAATTAAACTTGAAGGTTTAGTTACTTTTACTCTATTTACTACAATAAAAGTAGGATATGAGGGAGGAACTGAATATGGTTTTATTACTAATAGTACTAGAGATGAAAATGGTGTTGTAATACCAGCTAAAACTCCTGCTGGTTGTTTTAATGAACTAGTCATTAAAAATGATTTAGGTTATGTAGTAAAAGAAATAGAAAAATATAACAAAGGAGAATAATATTAACTTTTAAATTTTTTAAATCATGCGAGAAATTGTAAAAATTGTTCCTAGTGAACTAAGACAAAAAGTAGAGTCAGGATGGAAATTAGACCAATTAGCACAGCATTATGGACTTGCTAAAGCACAAATGAAAAATGCATTAAAACAATTAGGACTAAAAATTAGACCTCTTAGAAGCCCTGCATTTACATTTGTAGAAGAAGAAGTACATGATGCTCCAGCTCAGCACATTACACCTGAAGAAGTTGCAGAACCTCAAGTAAATCATGAAGAAAATGCAGGTTCTTTTGAATTACCTTCAATAGAAAATGCTACAAGTTCTGAAACAGAATCTTGGTAATTTCTTATATTTGCAATACAATAATTTTTAATTAAAAATCATATAAAATGTACGGATTAGTAAAATCAAGTGAAGAGTTTAAAGGCTCAGGGGTTTGGCAATTTGGTCTTAACCAAAATGTAAACATGGTTAAATTTGAATTTAACCCAAATGGTGGTAAAGATGGTGCAGAAGCTAACTGTCTAGATGTAGTTTTCAAAAAAGGAGAGGGCGAAACTAGACTTAGAATCTATGAACCT